TGCACGTCTGTGGGGATCAGTGATAGCTTCTGCACCTTGATAATCAAGTAGAGGAGCCCACTTTTCCGATAGCATTTGTGAATCTTGCATTTGCTTGGAAATTAATTGTTAGTGGTGAATTGAAGTGCTCTGAGGTATGCTTGCATGGAAGATCCTGAGGGAGCTTCTGTAGATGCATCTTCAGAAATCATTTGAGGAGAATCAGCTTCCTCATTGATAATATTACTCTTTTGGAAATAAGATTCTTTAAGAGTTTCTAGTTTTTCACGGTATTCTTTTTCACTTTCAAACTCAACACCTTCTGCGAGGGAAGCAAGTTTCTCTTTTTGAGAAATGGCAAGACCTTCAGATACATCTGCAAGGATGTGATCTGCAACAGACTCACCAAGTCTTTGATTTAGAGAAATGTTTCTCTCAATTTGTTCATTGAGTTTGGACTCCATCTCATCAAGTTTTTCTACCATATTTTCTACAACATCATATTTTTCTTCAGGGATTGATACATAATGTTCTTCAAAAAGTCCTCTCATTCCTGAAAGGAATGATTCGGTCATTTCGGACTTAAGACCTTGCTCTACTTGTAGAGCATTTTCTTCGATCCATTCTTGAGCAACATACTCAAGATAAGAGTCAACTCTTTCAGTGAGTTCGACTTTATATTCAACTAGCTCTTCAACTAGTTTTTCTTCATATTGCTCTTCAATCTTTTTAACTGCCTCATTTACCTTTGCAGTAATGGCAGCTTCAAAGATTGTTTTTGCCTTTTCTTGAAACTCCTCGGAGAGTTCTTCACCGGAAAGTAAAGCAGAAAGATCTTCATCAACGTTATATTGAGGTGTTTCTAAAACTTCCTCTTCGACGATCTCTGAAGTCTCTTCTGTTTCGATTTCTTCCTTTGCAACTCCAGCAACTACAGATGTAGGAACACTCTGCATTGCGTCTGCTGGTTTCGCATTTTTAGTAGAAACGTCACGAACTTTAGAGAGTTTTGCTGCTGGATCTTTTAGTTTTGCTGAATTATCATCAGTTTTGTAATTTTCAGGAGTAGGTCCTCCAAGATCCTCAACAGACTGACCCGCAACTACAGATGTAGGAACACTCTGCATTGCGTCTGCCGCAGCAGCATTTTTGTTAACTACGTTTTCCATTTCTTGTAAGTTTTTTCCAAGTGACATTTCTATCTCCGAGTGTGTTCTCGATTAGGTTTTTCTAAATTTATTTATATTATTATAGATTTGAAAGGAAATTTTTGAATAATTTTAGTTTATTCTCTTGTAAACTTCTTTCATCTACGAAGGTATTAATTTGCTTATAAGTTTTTTCAACTATTTTTTCACGAATAATACCACCTTCCATGACCCAATCCTTACCCTCCATAATACCATCGACAAAAGCATCAGGTGCGGAAGGATCGGCAACAATGTCAGCTGCAGTTGCAAGCATAAAATCACTCTCAACTACATTAACTCCTTGATCAGTCATTCTAAGAGATCCCATTCCTCTAGAAGAAACTCCCAATTTGACTCCCTCACCAATTAAAGATTTGGCAATATTTCCCATCGGAGTATCAAGAAGTTTTGCTTTACCTATAAAATTAGTTCCACTTTCTTTAAGTGAAGTAATTTTATGAGAAACTCTATCTAAATTAACTGTTGGACCATCTGGATGTCCCAATTCACCAAGAGCACGACCTTTTTGTACAAAAGTTTCATTATATCTTTGAACTTCTTTTCTTAATGTATCCATAGGATACATTCTCTTATTGCGGTTGGCAATATCTGCTTGAAGAAAAACTCCTTCAATATACATTGATTTTTTACCGTTGCGGTCCTCAACGATAAATTCTACTGATTCGATTTCTTCTGTGATTAGTTTCATTTTTTATGCAGTGAATCCTACTTTTGCTCCAAAAACGAGAGCACTATCTGAAAAAACAGTATATGTTGAATTTTTTTCTAAAAATTCAACATGTCCTGCAGGTATAGTAAATGACCCAATACCTGTTCCACCCGCAGTTTCTTGAACTGTAACTACATGTGAATTAGTATCACTATTGTAAAGTCTAACAACAGTTGCTTCTGAAAAACTTGTTCCAGAACCAGCTAAAGTTGGTAATACAATTTCATTACCCTTAATTAATGTTCTTGACATTATTCCTCCTCGGGAGTTTCTTCTTCATAATTAGGTGTTTCTAAATCTCCTGTAGAATCTTCTTCATTATCTCCAAAGAGTCGTGCTGCCACTTCAGGTCTCACATTATCAATTTTTGCAGATGATTTGGCAAAAAGTGTATCTTTAATATAATCAGAAATTTCTGAAGCAGAATCACCGGCAATGATTTTATCTACTAATGTTGGGTCCATCATTTACTATAATTACTAAAGTTATTTATACTTAACTATCCTCAGAAATTTCCGTTGAAGATCCATCAACACCAGGTTCTAGGGGAACTTTTCCTAAAACTCCAGTATTTTCACCTTCAGTATCAACTTCTAATGCATTAGGATCTGGTAATTCTCCAGATTTAATTTCTTTTTCAATTTGTTGTTTCATCTCTAAAATCTCTTCTTCAGTCTGTCTTAAAACTTTTCTCTTTATATAATCATTTGAATAATATTTGCCAATATATGGTTCAATTGTTGATAAAAGTCCTAATCTTTCATTCATAAGTTCCGAATTTTTTAATTCTGCAAAGTGATTATCATAAATGAAATCATATTGAATATGCTCAACCATCACACTCCAATCTTCAGGAGTTACAATATTTTTTAAAATTAATTGAGTTTTTAGGAGATCATTGAATAATCTAGAAAATCTTTTTCTAAGTCTAGATACAAATTTACTAAATTTTAATTCATCACGAAGAATTTCTGAAGATCTTCCAAGATTGAATCCCCCATCACTTGCGATTCTAGATTCCGGAACACCTAATGCTCGATAAAGTTTTTTCTGAAAATATTCAATATCAGTAATTTCTCCGAGATTTTGTCCACCAGGTAGAGTGGAAATTTCTGTTCCTCTACCACCTTCACGTCTTGGTAGCCAGAAATCTTCTAACATACTCATAAATTTCTTATCATCACGAATTTCACCAGTATTTGCATTATATACCAATTTATTTCTATAACGACTCATTACATCACGAAGATATTGTTCTGCTTTTACTTTTGGCAAATTACCAACATCAATATAAAAAATTCTTCTTTCAGGTGCTCTAGATAATCTATAAATTACAAGACTATCTTCAATCATATAAAGTTGATTAAAAGCTTTAATTGCCTTTTGAAGATATGATAATGTAGTTTTTTTATTTCTATCTACTAATCCAGAAGTACAATAAACAATTGCTTCCTTTGCAATTTTAATTGACTTTGATGTATTTCCGTATTTTGCTCTTTCTATTATATATTCATAATATTCTTCAATTTCAGATTCTATTTCTAAATTAGTCAGAGTGCCATTAATTATTTTTGTTTTATCATCTATTGGTTTTTTCTTTTTAACATATTTAATATCAAGAGGATCAATATATCTTAATTCTTTTATTCCTTCTTCAGGTCTTTTTAAGTCAATTACTTTATGATAATATAATCTTCCATCAATATACCAATTTCTAAAAATTTCATGCGAAGATTTATCGAATTGTAATAAATTTTTTATTTCTTTAAACTCAGAATATATTATTTTTTTTAATTTATCACTAGCATTTAAATTTGATAATTCTATTTCTACAGGAGAATCATCAATATCTGATACAATGGCTTCGTTTACAATATCCTCTATAGCAGTATCGCATTCTGGATATAGGGACATTTCTCTATATCTTCTGATTAAATCTTGCTCATTTTTATAAACTCCATCAATATCAATAACTTGGCTATTGAATCCACCAGATACAAAAAAATTGGATTCGTCAGCGTTAGAAGGAGGAATGGGGGATACTATATCCTTTCCATTCCTCTTCTTTTTATCATCATCAAAAGAAAATCCAAATAGACTCGTCATTTTATATATTTTTAGAGTATTGCTTATACTCTATTTATCAATCGATTCTTAAGTTACCTTTTCCAGAGTATGCCTTCCAATATTGAACTTGTAATTCAACAGTGAATTCCTCAAGGGTATCAGTTGTATCATAAGAAAGATCAATTGGAGAAATTGCTGTTGGGAATACTCCAAAAAACTTATACGATCTTAGAACTGGAACATTTTCAACATAATTCAAATCGGCAGCGGCAGTTTCATTATAAACAGAACTTTGTGAAGATATTCCAGGAACTCCAAGTTGATGCACTAAAGCATCTTTCTGATAAGATGCAGGTGCAGAAGTTCCAGCAGTAGAATCATGCTTTGCAATGAAACTCATCCATCTTTCAAAAGCATCTCTAATATTAAAATCGGAGTTGTTAAGTACTGTAACTGTCCAACTATCGAAAGTTCTATCTCCAGCAATTTTTAAAGTTCTTCCTCTAAATGGAACTTCAATTGAATTGATATTAGATCCAGGTAACTGAGCACCTTTTACAAGGAATCGAATATCTTCTGTTAATCTACCCTTACCTGCTTCTGCTTCAGCATTTAGAGTTTCATCATCGGCATTTGATGCTGCATCTGCACCTGCCTCTGCTGCAGGAGCTGCTGCGAATTCAGTAAAATCGGAAGCAGTTGGAAAATAAAGTTCAACCTCAAATAAATTGGGGCGTGCACCACCTGCGTACAATCTTGCCTTAAAATTATCTAGAGTTCTTTCTCCAGTTAGGATATTTTGTGTGATAGACATTGGTTTTAACCTCGTTTTAGTTTAAATTAACCACCGACAGATTCGGTAAATGATGCACCTGTCGCAGTAGCAACGAATGTTAAAGATATGTAATTGATTGATCTTGCGGGTTGAATAAAGATGTCGGCACGGAATTCATTGCGATCAATAACATCTGGACCGTTATTGCTTTCATCACAAACAATTCTAAAGTTGGAAATTCCTCTCTTTGATTGAATATCTCTTAGGAAAGGATCTACAACATTAACGAAATTGGATCTTGTTATAGAATCATTAAATTCAAATAGAGATCCTCTTGAGAATCTACCAATTGCTTCCTGAACGTGTAAGAATAATCTACGAACGTTTATTCTACTGAATGCGGAAGTTTCCTTTCCAAGAGAGGTCTTATCTCCAAAAAGGAATGTTCCTTGACCTCTTGTGGTGATAATGGGATTAATCCCTACACCATACAATCTATCTCTTTCTAATTGAGTTGGATTATATGCAAGTTTGATAACATTATTCAAAGCACCTCTACTAGACCCTGCGGGTGAATACCAGGGGAAATTAATAGCATTACTTCTTGCCATAATACCTGCAATATCTCCACTAGTTGGTAAATATACAAAAGAATTTGTAAATCTGTCGAATGTATACTTATATCCAGTATCAAAAACTGCATAGCTACTGTGTGTTATTCCTTCGTAATATTCAATAATTTTATCAGTAATATTAGATGAACCATTTGCATTTCCAACAACGTCACCTCTATGCGGTGAAATGCAAGCTATACAATCTCTTCTTTCGTTTGCAATAGAAACTAATTTATTTGCCTTTGCTTGAGATTCTTGCTTACTTGTTGACATAGATGGTCCCATGATTAAGAAATCGATGGGTAATCTTTCATCATTAAACTTAGAATATCCGGAAACAATACTTGCTAGACTTACATCATAAGTTGGATTGGACTCCGTTCCACTATAAGAGAATCCACCATTTAAAGTATAGGTTTTTCTTCCACATGCATTAAATGCAATAACATCTCCAGCACTTTGTCCCGCAGCACCAGCACCGGATCCTAAAGCAGTTAGGCTTGCGGCCCCTGCAGTAAATCCAGTTGCAGAACCGTTCTCTGCAGCACCGGCATAAACATAAGTGGATCCATTTTTAATATAATCTTTATAGTAAATTCCAAAATTGGCAGATGTGGTGGCATTTGATGCCTTAGATAATCCGACATGCTTTTCTAAAATTGAACCAACATTCCCACTAGTTTTGCCATCATCATCCACAACAACTACATGAATTTCATCATTCTTGGCGTTTCTGGATTCGCAGAAATCGGAAGTTTTTGGTTTTGGGGCAATAGATTTCCAGTATATTACACTATTATCTAATCCTAAAGTTTGCTCATTATACCAGTTTTTAGATGAAGTTGGAGTTAAAGTACTAGTAACTTCTAAATCACCTGTGATAGTAATAAATTCGTTATCAATAGAAATGATATCATTGGCACTAACGGCATTTTCTAAAACATTTAGATCTATATCTTTAGTAGTATCATCTATTGTTCCATTGAGTGTTCCTATAGTGGTTCCAACACCTGTTGCAGTGTTGTAAGTTAGAATGGTAACAGTACTTCCATCGGTATGAGTTGCGGGGGTTGTTCCAACTTTACCTCTATTAGTTGCTGCTTCAGTTGTATCTGTTCCAATAGCAACAAAGTTATCTCCATAAACTTGAATTGGATCAAATAATTCGTTATTCACTAACAAATAGTTAGAAGTAATATTAATATCTACGGTACTACTAACATAGAATCCAGTTACTGCAGTACCAACAGACTGTCCACCTGCTTGGTCTAAAACAGTAGTTCCAACACGATTATATGCTCTTACATCAGTGCCATTAATATGTGATGCTGCAGTTGATCCTAGAGCACCTCTAGTTACAAATTCTGCTGTTGTAGTTGCAGCACCTGTAGCACCACCAATCATTAATGCTGTATTGGGCTTAAACTCATAAGGTCCAGATTCTGTATAATCTACTTTAGATTCTTCACCAGCAGCAGAAACATGAGAAACAAATTTGACAGCAATTTCTTCAGTACCAACTTCAGTAACGATACCCTTCATATATCCGTCAAGAGTTTCTACTGTTCCATCTGTAGTTGGATATATAGCAGTTGTTGCTTGAGTTACACCAGCACCAACGACAACTCCGGATGTAGTAATTCCACTAAGAATCTGATCTGCAAAAGCATCGATAGTACATACTTTAACGCCGTTTCCATGAGTTCCAGGAGTTCTTGCAGCATAGTACCAATTAGTATCATTTAGATGATTATCAGAAAAATCATCATAGTTTTCAATTAGTAGTGTAGTTACTGCAGATCCGACAGGAGCATTTGCATTACTTAACTGTCCACCAGAACATCTAACAACTTGTAAGTTTCCACCATATGATAAGTACTGAGATGCACTTAGAAAGTATTCGAACTGATTATTTTCTCTTGAAGGTTGTCCAAAAATTTCTAGTAATTCTTGCTCGGATGAAACGGTAACTGGTTCATTAACTGGACCTTTTTCAAAAGGTCCTGCAATAGCACCGGTAACATCCAATATACCTGCGATTCCACCCTGTGTTAAATCAATTTCCCGAATTGAAACTCCAGGTGATCCTAAATTTTGTGCCATGTCTTTCCTCTTTTTATTAAAAGATTTTGTCTAAAAATATTTATCAAAACCTTATTTTTAGGGAATTTTTCTAAAATAACTCCCATATTGAAGCAACATCGCCATATTCATCCGTATACCATCTGTCCCCATCATTGTCAACAAAGCTATTATTGTCTAATCCATCAGAAATAAAACCAAATGGTGCCATATCCTGCTCAATTTGGTTTTTTTGCTCTTCATATATTTTTTTACGTACATCATTATTAGTCATTTCTTTAAAATACTCTTGAGCAACTAACCATGAAAAAATTACTAAACACATTGCCAAATCATCATTACAACCATCCTCTGCTTCGAATGATTTTCCTTTCTGAATGAATGTTGTCAACTCAGAAATTATTTCATAATCATTAGTAACTAATTTATCATCTTCTATAAGAGTTTTTAAGTTTGAGCAACCAAGTTTTTTAACTGTAGATGTCATGCGAACACCTAGTTGAGATTTTTTTCCACTAAATCCAGATCCAACAACTTGTCCTGCTCTTCCTCTCATCGAACACATGAGAATATTTTCATACTCCAAATCAAAATATAATATATTTGATACTTGGTCTCCAATATCATTAACTTCTACCAAAACGTATGCTTGGTTATAAGCTTTTGCCATTTCATGTATTATATTGGGAAACAGCATTGGTTTTATTTGATTGTTCCTATATTTTGCTACAATTTTATAAGGAAATTCTGTAATATCAACAACAATAAATGCTGAATAATCATGACTTATTCCTCTAGCAACATCTACTGTAATTAAATAATTATTCTCTTCTTTAGGATTTTCATAAACATCCAATCCTTTATTTTTTCGAATTGGATCTTCATAAACCAAATTTCTTAATTTTGTGGGACTGATTAATGTATCAACTGACCCTAAAAACTCACACTCAAACTCAACTTTGAACTGTTCCTCAGAAGTGTTTGCTATTGTCTGTTTCTTCCAAGTTTCATTTCTTCCTGGAACTTCTTTCCAATGAACAGCAGTTGGAATATATTCATTTTTCTTTCTTTCTGCATCATGCCACATTCGGTAGAAATGATTCATACCATGTGGAGTTGAAACTATAATAACTTTCGTGCTTTTACCAGACGAAATAGTAGGATAAACAGAGGCAAAGAACTGGTCAGCAATATGATTAGGAATAAAGGCAAATTCGTCAAGGAAGATAATATTAAAGGACATACCCCGTACTGCAGAAGCTGACGTAGAAGCCGCAAGAACCTTTGATCCATTTTCTAACTCCAAAGAACCTTTATTCCACGATAATATGCCTTGTTGCATCCAACGAGGTAAATTTTCATATGCAGTTTGAAATCTTGCAAGCAATTCCTTTGCAATTGCAGCTTTGTTTGCAAGAATGCCGATATTTACGTTATCATTAAAAACTGCATAATGTAATAGATAGGAAACCACAGTAGTTGATTTACCTGTCTGTCTTGGCATTAAACAAATATTAAAACGATTTTTATGAAATCGTTTTACAAGTTTTTCTTGAAACTTATATAAATTGAAATTTACTAAACCTTCATCAACCGAAACAATTTTTATATAATTTCTTGCGAAATAAACTGGATCGTGTTTACATTTAATAAACTCTTGGATTTGTTCCTGAGTAAACTCAATTTTTGTATTTGCCTTTTTTAGTAACGGATTACCAAGATATACATCATCAGTCATTATAAAAAATTATCCTTGATATACTACCGATGTTGCGTATACATCTGATGCAGAAGAATAGATTAAATCTGTCCTATTCTTATGAATAATAATTGGATAATTTCCTGACATATGGAAACTACCATATGTAACACCTGCACCAGTTCTTACTTCAACTAGACGATCTGAAGAATGACTGTGTTGAATCATTACATATTCTGCACCCAACGCTGCACCAAGACCACCATTGACTGATCCTGGAACTGATGATCCAGAACCAGCATTGATTAGTATTGATTCTCCTAAAATTTTAATTACTTGCATTTCAGCAATTCCAAGCTCTCAATGATTTATTTATTCTGCTATCGGGATCTCTAGCAGTTTTGGCAGAAGTTAGTTTTGCCTTCATACCTTTCATTCTTGCACAGAATGATGCTCTTCTCTTATTACCGACTTTTTTAGAAGGTGCTTTTAAATCAGATCCTGGATTTTCTCTTTCATAAGACTTGCGCCCTTTTTCATTGAGTCCGCCTTCAGGATTTTTTCCTGCTTTCTTAGTCCATGATGCTCCTTCATTAGTTAATTCTTCATTTTTAGGACGACAATCATTTACTAATTTACCACCTTTCATCTTCATACCAACTTTCTTATGAGTATCCCAGCACTTTTTTGCCTTTTCTTGAAATTGCTGAAATGTAATCCCTTCTGACTTATTGCCATAGTTTGCTGCCCCCTTTTTGCGGCATTGAACTAAACGACCAGAAGCATATGCAGAAGGCCAAACTTTGGCACTTGCCTTTACTTTTTTATAGCAGGCATCTTTCTTGCCACTACCCTCTCCTTTTTTATCTTTAGTTTCTGAAATTATTTCTTCTTTCATTTTCTTTTTATCCGTAGAAACATAAGTTGGTTTAGCAGCACCAGTTTTTTGTTGCTGACCGGGATCTGCTGCTTTTTTTCTTCTGGCAGCAGAAAGTCTTTCTGCTTTACTCATACTTGCTCTTTTTGCGGAAGAAA